CAGTAATGCCGGTGCCAACCACCATCGTAACCACTCCGGTGCTAGTGCCAATGTTGACAACCGTCAGCCGAAACGTGCTGTTGGTTTTCATGTTGGTCATTACTGCGTCGATTGCGGTTGCCGTAGGCATGGTAAGACTTGAAGCTGTAGTCGTTGGATCTACTACCAACAGACCACCCAAAACTTGCGTGGTGGTCAAGGTTGCCGTGGACGTTGCCGTTTGCGGCGCTGCTTGGGTGTCAATTTCCAGTTCATTCGTATTGCCATCAGTGAACTGATAGCCGCCACCAACTGAGGGAAGTGCCATTATCGTTTCTCCTAAAATGTTAAGTTGCTCCCGCGCTAGGCGGGAGCGGTTTGGTTAGCCCCAGATCCGGCAGGCCATCGGTGCGCGGATGGTGTTGAAACCATACAACACATCGACGCGGCAGGGCATACGGTCGTTGTTAATATCGTACTGACGCACGATACGCATTGAGACCCCGTTATGCACCTGACGTGATGCCATGTCAACGCCTTGCGGGAGCAAGAGGTCAGCCGTTGCCAGCGTGATCGCATTCTTGTGATAGACCAAGTTTTGCGGGTACACGGTAGACGCAGTTCCCACGAACGTCACCGCAGCGTTGTTAGCCGGGAACGCATCGATGGTCGCCAGCGCGTTTGCTGCCGTGTACATCGGCGGCGAGATAGCCATGTTAGCCATGTCGCCACCGGACGCCGTTTGCGCTGCGGTCACCACAAACTGTTGCAGGCTACCAGTGCTAAGACGGGTTTGCGGGTTGACCGCATTCACGCCAGCTATGGTAAACACATCGCCCACAGTAACAGTAGTGGTAGAGGTAAGACCATCAAGAGTAATGGTGGCTTGCCCCTGAGTGGCAACCGTTTCGTTGACCAAGATGGTTCCCGCACGACTGCCCGTGGTGTGATTGACAATCGACTGAGACATGTTCATCTCATCGAAGCCCAACACACCTTCGCCCATCATGCCGGTCTTGAACTGGCGGGAAATAGTACCCGTCGGGTTAAAGAAGCCGGTCATACCATTGACCAGCCCAGCGTTAGCGGCAGGGTTTACGGTGGCGTAGCGCGGCGACATAGGCGCAGCCGATTCGTTCAGTTTCTGTTGCGCTTGCAGCAGAACCAGAGCGGTGGCTGGCGTGGTGCCGGGAGTGCCTACGGTGTTGAAAATAGACTTGTAGGCGTTGGCAACGTCAGCATCCACACTCGATGCCAATTGGCTGATACGCGGCTTGAGAACACGTTCCGCGAAGTCGTCCAACTGCATGGTCAGCTCGGCAGAAGTAAAGTTGATGCCGATGTGCTTCTGGCTCGATACCGTCAGCGTGGTGTATTGCTCGTTGTCGTCTTGGACTTGCAGTGCGGCACCGTCAGTCACCAATGCGCGATCCGGCAGACGAATCCGCAGGGTCGAGCCGATCTTGGCACCTTCAACGGCGAAGCTGTCGTCGTACTCCTTATTTACGTTGCGGGAAATCACCAGGTTGTTCTCAAGTATTTCGAGACACTTCCTTGTGATCATATCAATTGTCAATAAACTGTTGGCCATTATACTTCTCCGATAAATTAAGTTAGAATGAAGATTCCATAACCACCAAACGAGGCACAACATGATTAGCGTCACGATAGAAGAAATCGAGTACCGATTTTTTGACCATCTTTACGCCGTTTCGCGCTGTGGAAAAGTCATCAGAAAGATGCAACCTTGCACCCCAACCGTCCATCCGCAGGGGTACTTGTGGTTTGGACGTAGGCTTATGCACCGCATTGTGGCAGCTTGTTGGCTTGAAGATTTTGAGCCAAGTAAACAAGTCCATCACATTAACGGTGACAAAACCGACAACCGCGCCGACAACCTTGAATGTCTTACGCAAAGAGAGCATCTGCAAGAACGGCATAGCGACATGCTTGTTCAAAACGGAAAATACATCCGTACTCCAGAAACGCGGGAGAAGATCCGACAATACCGCACCGGACGGGTTACGTCCGATGAGACAAAGGCGAAGCAACGTGCCGCACTTCTTGGCCGCAAACGTCCTCTTTTTGCCAGAGCTGGTCATAGTGATGCTTCCAAAAAAGCGCGAAGTCTCGCCCATCACCGCAATACTGCTTGCAGAGTTATGGGTGTTGAATATCGCTCCTTCGCGGAGGCGGCTAAGATCACTGGCATTCATAGGTTTACACTTAGAAAAAGATGCCTTTCTGATAACTTTCCTGATTACGAATTATGCTAGCGGGATCTCGCTTCCTGCTTTTTCACTTGTCTTGCCCTTTCAGCTTCAATCCACTGGCTTGTGGTCATGGTTTTTATTGACCTTGGGTCGGTGGTATCAAAACTGCCGGAGTGACCTCCACGAGCGGTGACGGGTGAAATCGGCGCAGGTGCGCTGGACGTGCGTTTTGTTACGGGTTCAGAAGCAATTTTCGCTTCCAATCTTCCTATCTCTTTTGCCTGCAAGAACGGTTGAAGTCGAGCAATGCGGTCAGCTTCCTTGGGGTTTGTGCCAAGATAATATGCAATATCAGGGCCGTTATCCGAGGCTTGAATTGTCTGGGCCATCACATCGGTGATCGGTAGCTTGGGGTTGTACGCGACTTGTTCGAAGTCCTCGTATTTACTCCGCGCATCCTCTTCTTTGTTGTGATAATTCCCCAACAACTCTTGTTGCTGTTTCGCAAACTGCTGCTGCTGGACAATCTGCTGCGCTTTGGAAGTCGTCAGTGCATCAACGTATTCCTCAGTCGTCGTAAACTGTTCCGGCTTTACATGCTCCACAGGGACGGGCTTTGGTGCTTCGGCCTGCCTTGCTTCGCGCTCCCACTTTCGCTGCTCTCGTGCAAGTCTCTTGCCAATGGCTGCGTCCAGTTCCTCTTGGGTAAATACCTTAGAGGGTTCCTTCGGCTCACCTTCGGATGCTTCTACCGGCGCTACAGTCTCAGGCTCAGGTGCTGCCGTAGCTACCTGTTCCGGCGCGGGTACTTCCGCTAGTACTTCTTCACTCATGGCTTGATTCCTTGGAATCCCTGGCGTACCGCGCCAGTGCGGTTATTCAAAAAAGAGAGTCGCTGTTACCGTTCCCGATATGACAACGTAAAGTCCTTTGCTGGCCGAGATGCCATTTGCGGTAAAGGTGTGGTTAGTTGCCGCTGCGGGCGTAAACACGCCGATTATGATCGGGTCACTATTGCTTGCGGTGCCGGAATCGTAGATTGTGATGGTTGGCGTTGCGCTTGCGGCGCTAATAAAAATGCCTTTTAAAACCGTAAACCCGACTTTAATTTGATGCGTTGCGGTGATACGTTCATAGGTGGCTGACATGATGTTGTCCTAAGCTAGGAATCGGAGTTTGTAGAGGGTGCGTAAGTAAACTTCTACGATGTTGTCGATAAGTTGCTGCAACGAGGTGTCAGACTTGTCCACAATGTCATACCGCGCCGCTTCGATTTCTTTCAACTGGTCTTCCAGAAACTCGATGATGTTTGCGGTTTTCTTGGCTGACATCAGCGAGATAGGGCCAATTAGCCCATGCCGGCCCTGGTAGGCTTCCGCAAAGTCGTCGGCAGCGCCCACGATGCGCTCGTAGAAGATGTTTAAGGCTACATGCTTGGAGTAGCTGCGGGTATTAAGATGAACGCTGTGCGCTACGTCCCGCGCTAGAAACAGCATTCCCAGAAAGTCGGTGCATTTCATTTTTTGCCCGTTTTCATGTAGTTTTTTAACGCTTCAAGCAAACCAGTTTGTATGGGGCTATATTGCATTTCACGATTTACTTCTTCGGGCCATTGCCCAAACGTGTATCCACGCAAAGCTGAATCAGCAGCATTTCTTATAGCATCATCTTCGCTGCGGCCTTGGTCAAGGGTCATTTGATAATCGTTTGCGTTAGCTTTTAATGTTTGTAATTGGCTTGAAGTTAAAAGTTTTATTAGGTTGTCCCGCACAGTATTTGCATAAGGGTCAATGTGTAATACCTCTCCCGCAATGTCATGGTGGGTTACATCGTTTGGCCTACGAATTTCAATGCCAAGCCGCGACATAGGAAAATGCTTTGGCCTTGTATCGCGGCCCATTGAATCCGGCGCTCCACCTTCTCCTGAAGGCCATGTTTCTAAATACCCTTCTCCTACGCCATTGCGTAGTATTGGGTTGTGCTGCGCAATAAATGGGTATGATTTAGCCGCTTGGTTAAGCAATGCCTGCAAACGAATATTATCGCCCTGCGCCGCTATGTTTGGGTTCATTCGCATCGGAGAACTGGCGTATGTGTCACCAAGCATATTTTGCGATGGCATGGCAAGCGCGTTGTCCACTATTGCGGTGCTCCAATCGGCATACCTTGTGGTGGCATCTGGCCCATATCCGGCGGCATCTGCTGCATGTGCGGCATCCCCTGCATCATCTCTTGCGGCATCATGTCTTGATCCCGCCCAGGCATCTCGTTAATTAGATCGCCGGAGGTGATCATGCCGTGGACCGTCCCCATTACAATGTCTTGAATCTGCTCAGGTGTCATCCCAGCCTGCACTGCCGAGATCCGTTTAGTCTCGGCGTCGTAGGCTTTGACCTCGGCCTCAAACTCTTTGACCTTCAGCGTCTGCGCTTCCATCGACTGGCTGACGTTTTGCAGCATCTGTTGCATCTGCTGCATCTCTTGGCCCATCGCCTGCATCTGCTGGTTAGCCGCTTGCAGTGCCGGGTCATCCTCGTCTGACAACAGTTTGGGGTCGATGGTTTTGGCAAACCGCGCCGCCATCTCCTGCGCCCCCGGCCAATCCATGTGCTTGATAAAGAGGTCGCCGGCCACGGCCCACAGTTGCGGGTTGCCTTGCAGCAGTTGGCTCATGGCATCCAGCGACTCCTGCCGCTTGGTCATGTAGCTCGGGCCGGTGGTCACCGCAACGTCGTACTTGCCGACGTTGGGGTTGTAGATCTTCTTGATGACAATGCCGGCCTCGTTCTGGATCTTCCTGACCGGCATCGGCTGCGTCGGGTCGATCATGGCTTGATCTGTCTCGCCGTCCATGCCAATGATGCGCGCAATGCGCTGGGTGTCGTAGATCTTCGGTATCAGATCGACCAGTTGCCGCGTGGCGTACCGAATTGCCCGCGCCAGGTTGTCCACATAGTGGTAGGTGCCGGTGTCGGACTGCTTCTCCCGCGCCAGAATTGCCCGCCCCGACCGCTCGTTGCTGGTGGCGCCCAGACTGCTGTCGTACTGCCCGGTAGAACTCTTGATGTCATCCGACGCCCCCGCTTTGGCTTGCAACAGGCCGCTTGAGGCCATCGGTGGCTGCGACCGCTGCGGTAGGGGCAACACGCCACCCTGCCCGTCGGTCACATCAGGATTGACCTCCAGATAGGGCCAATTGTTGATGTTGGCGGTCTTCCATTGCTGCTCATAGCCTTCAAACTGACCACCGTAACCAATGAACGGTGCCTTGGGTGCCAACGCCAGCATTTCGGCCTCTTGGCTGACCCAGTAATTGTACATACGCTGAGCGTCTTTCGCATTTCGCACCAGACCGCTGACGTACATCCGACCATCTATCTCAAATTCGTTGCCAATGACGCGGATTACAGGGATGTATTTGCCTGCCCAATCCTGTTCCTCCAGCACTTCAAACCCGTTGGTCTTGCACCATTTGACCGTTTTAACATCAACATCTCGGGTTTTTGTCGGAACCAAACCCATCATTTCAATTTGCTTTGCTTCCGGTGATCCCGCCATTGCGGTCATTCCACCGGGGTACTGGTTTAGGGTTTTGGCTTCGTGTTTGATGTAAAAATACTCGGCAATTCTCACCGTGTCTTGATTGATCCAAGCATTTAACTGCCCGTCACCCACGCCGTAGGCAAGGCTAGACAGCGTGGCAGCATCTGGAAACTCGCGCTCGTACTCGTCTTTGGTGATTTCTTGGTTGATAAAGCACCATTCCGCGTCCGAGCCGCAAGGATCTTGGATGGTTGGGTCCATGTAAACGCTAAAACTGTCCCGAATACGCCCGATCCGCAAATCCTGCTCAAAGCTGTTGTCGTCGCAGTATTCGGTCAGGATACGGAAGTAGCCCTCGCCAAACGTAACCTGGTTGTCGCACGCGGTGTCGTAGGCTACGTCAGCGTCCGAGATATACTCGATGTGCCGCACGATGCCGTTAAAGATTTCGGCCACTTCAATGTCGGCCTTGTCGTCAGCCGGTATGACCTTGCCACTGGGCCGGTTCTGCCGCTGGTCGTTGGTCACTTGCAGCACATGCTGCGGCAGCTTGTTGATGGTCAGGCAGGGTCGAGCGTTGATCGTCTGCCCTTGCACCGAGCCGCGTGTCGCCAGCACATCCGCAGGCCACTGCCACTGGTTGTCAGGGCTTGCAGCGCGAAAGCGCAGGTCGTCCAGCTCGTCTTCACGCGAATCCGAGTACGCCGCAATCGCCATTGTGAGGCGCGTTCGCATCGTTGCCAGCATCTCGCCGTTGTCACGGTCACCTTTAGTGCCGCCTGACGACACTGCGCCTGCTTCGTTGATGCCTGTGTCTTGATAAGCCACTACTTGCCTTTTTTCTTCATAGCTTCACGCTTAACAGCATAACTTATCGCCACCGCTTGTTTCACGGGCTTGCCAGCAGCAACTTCGGCCTTGATGTTCTTGCGAAAGGCGGTGGGTGACTTTGACTTGACTAGGGGCATGTTCAACACTTCCATCGTTTAAGTGATGCTTTTGCACGTTCAGCGGGACCGCTGGCGTTCCTGACTACCCCAGACATGCGCGCACAAAATGACGCTTTGCGCCCCTTGTCAGCGGCGGTCTTGGGGCTGGGTGCCGGTGGCTTTAGATTGCTGCCGGTGGCTGCGTTGTACTTGGCTCGACCCTTGGCCGTGAGTCCAGCGCCCTTGCTCACCGGGAGCTTCTCGCCTCGACCAACAGCTAGAGACACGCTTTTCTTCACCTAACTGCCCATCCAAGAGTTAGTTACGCTGTTTGACTGAGAATTTATCCGGCGCGCAGGTTCGCGGTACTCGCGGTGCGCGACAGGGAAAGCAAACGTGACGGCCAGCGCGTCAGCGGCATCGGGTGAGGCCAGTCCTCGGCTTCGCATCTCTTTTTTCCCCTCAAGGAAAATCGTACCGCTGCTGTTGGGCTTCTTCATGGGTCCAAGCAGATCGGCTTTTAGTTGCCGGTCGGTCGGGATGGACGCTGTTTTCAGCCAGTCCTTCATGGTGCCCCACATTTCAGCCCGCTTGTTGCCCCACATAATGGAGTTCTTGGCCTTCCAGCCAAAGTTTACCCCACGCACCTTGTACCGTTGTTCTGTCAGCCTGTCAAGTATGCCGTATCCGAGGCCGCCTTCGTCGATTACTGACAGCGTAGGCTTGTATTCCTCGATGGCGTCGATCACCCGCCCGACGATGGTCATGGTGTCCTCGCCCGAGTAGCGTTTTATCGCCACCAGGTCGCGCCCTTGACGGACCACGATAACCGTCGAGTCAGCGCCGCCTCGCGCTGGGTCAATTCCCATAACCACAGGTGCGGTGGCATCTTTGTATCGGGGTCTTTTTGCTGCATCGTCCACCAGCACCGCCGAGATGAACTGATCCTCACCCGCGCTCGGAAATTCACCATACACCTCCACCTTGGCCTGGGGACTGTCCTCGCCGTACTCGGCGATAATCTGCTCGTAGACCTGCTTGTCGGTGTCCTCCACCGTTCTTGCGTCCACACTACGGGTGTTCCAGAACGCTCTTTTTGCGTTAAAACACTCGAAAAAGTACCCCTCGTTGCGCCGGGGGTTGCTAAAAGCAAACCAGTACCTGTCCGGTGTGTTCTCGGTGAAGAACCCGGCGCCAACCTCCCAGATAGGGTTGGGGATACCTGATGACTCGTCGAAGATCAGCATCATGCCGTCCTGGTTGTGGACGCCTGCGTAGCTGTCGGGGTTCTCAGCCGACCAGAGCTTGCCCTCTGCGGCCCAGTACCGCGTACCTTTCTTGAGATCCCGCTCGACCAACTCGCATAGCCACGCCGCCGGCACCAGCTTGGTCGCGCTGATCTCGAACCAGTGGTTGTTGATGGTCATCGCCGCCCACTTGGTTAGCTCGGCCCAGGTCACCGACCGTAGTTGACTCTCCGAGTTGGCGCTGATGATGACGCTCGCGCCGATGCGGGTGGTCAGCATCCACAGCACCAGCCAACTCACCAAGGCTGACTTGCCGATCCCGCGCCCGCTACTGACCGCCTCTCGCAGGGTGTCCATCTGCACCTTACCCTTGTTGTTATCTATATGTTGCTTGATGTCGCGCAGGACTTCGCGCTGCCACTTGCGCGGGCCTTTGAACTTGTGCAGCGGGGTGTTCTTCTGGCCCCACGGGAAGGCCAGCAGAACAAACGCCTCCGGGTCGTCGCAGATCTGCGGCGACCACAACTCAACCATGAGCTTTTGTTCGTCTTCGGAGGTGTAGATTGGGGTTTGCATCAGGGGCTTATCTCAACTGCTTGCCCCTCGATCACCCTTGCGCGGGCCTGCTCAAGCGCCGTGATGACGCTGATCTTCTGGTACACGTCCACACTGATCTCCTGCCGTGCTGTCCACCCGTGGACGTGTTGAAGTATTGCCAGGCTCGCCTTGGCGTCGCCTTGTTCAGACGCCTCGTTCAGACGCTGCGCTGCGCGCAACTCACTATCGGCCTTGCCCTTTTGCGCGGCCAGTTCGGCCAATGGGTCAAATTGGCACAATTGCCGGTACTCCAAAGGCAGCATCCCAGACGCCAGTGCCAGTGAATCTCCTTTCAACCCCATAGATGCTGCTTTATATATGGCATCCAGACGCGCCTCTGTCGCCTGAACTCTAGGTCGGATAGCCAGTGGTAGGGACTGGAACATGGCTGCGTTATACCACGGACTTAAACACGTTGTCCATTTAGCCTATTTGGCCTATGTGGGGGCGTAAGTGGGGGCGTAAGTGGGGGCGTAAGTGGGGGCGTAAGTGTTTGGCTTGCGGACATAAAAAATTTTGAAAAATTGCTTACGAACGCTGCCCTGACCTGTGCCCTTGGCGCTCGGCCCTCTCTCCCCCTATGCTGCAATGCAACAATTCTCGATGCTCGATGCCTGGAAGGCGGATTCATCGGTCCATCGGATCCCGCGGTCCATCGGATCCCGCGGTCCATCGGATCCCGCGGTCCATCGGATCCCGCGGTCCATCGGATCCCGCGGTCCATCGGATCCCGCGGTCCATCGGTCCATCGGATCCCGCGGTCCATCGGTCCATCGGTCCATCGGATCCCGCGGTCCATCGGTCCATCGGATCCCGCGGTCCATCGGTCCATCGGATCCCGCGGTCCATCGGATCCGGCAGACTCTGAATTCCGTGAAATGTGGACAATGAGGGATATGGCTGGCTGGCTGGCTGGCTGGCTGGCACAGGGTTATAGGCCATATGTGCAGTTTCGGCACCCGTTTTAAGTCGGCGCCAGCGCGCGCGCTGTGGCGCGCGCGCCCTGCTACCTATACATACCTAACTTTTAAGATTCCTAAATATGACTAACTGAAATATAGCTTATCAGGCCCATACGCCCCACGAACGAGCGCAAGCGCGAGGGAAAGAACCTGCAAATAACATGCAAATATTGTAACAATATCGCTTGCGAGATAATTCTAGTTATGCTCTAATCCGCTCGTAAATCCACGCACGCCAACCCGGTGCGCGTGTTCATACACTACATTGGAGTCTAAACATGGCCGGATTTATCTTCTTTCGCGGACCTAGTCCGATTGATGGCGCGCCGATTGTTGCCATTGCTACCCTAAAATCAGTAAACGGTAAGACTGGCGATATGGTCCAAACGTGGATCCTGCGAGAGGATATCTCGCCCCTTGATGCTATCCAGTCTGGCGAGGATCGCTCTATTTGTGGCAATTGCGCGCACCGTGGCAATGCCACACGTAAACGGACCTGTTACGTTGATATCGGAAAATCGCCATCCTCAGTATGGTCCGCCTACCATCGCGGACATTACATAGACTTGTCCGATGATCCCGGTACCGTCGCGATACTCATTGCACAGCGCATTGTGCGAATGGGCGCCTATGGCGATCCGGCCATGGTTCCGGTCCGCCAGTGGCGCATGCTGTTAGCAGCTGCGGCCGGCCGGACCGGGTACACACACGCCTGGCGCAGAATGTGGGCGCAATCGTTAAAAGATTATGTCATGGCATCCGTTGACAGCGTAGCAGAGCAGGATATCGCGCGCGCCATGGGCTGGCGGACTTTTAGGGTCCGCACCGAAACGGAACCCCTGCAATCTAACGAATTCGCATGCCCGGCGAGCCCAGAAGGGGGCGAGCGTATGCAATGCATCGACTGCCAGGCATGCGATGGTGGACGCGCCACGAAGGCTAGCGCGGCCATTATCGTCCATGGCGCCATGGCGCGCCATTTTGCGATGGCTTAGTGCTCAACTAATAGCGGCCGCGCCGGCCGCTATTGGGCGCGCATTGCGTCAATTATAGGAGAGTAAATTATGGACAGAATCACGCAACGATACCTAGATTCGCTTTGTGAGCGTATTAACGTCGCGCAAAAGACGCCCACGGCGCCCTACAAGCGTATCGACGGCAAATTGACCGGGCAAGTGGGTAATTACCTTATCAGCGGCGCCTATGGCGGCGTATGCTTGCACCAAATCGCGAATGAGAGCGGCGGCGCGCGCGATGTCTTCTCCTGTGGTCACATCACAAAACGCGACTTGTATAACCGTATGCGCGCGTACCTTGTCGCGTGCGAAGGGCAATCATGAGCATATCCGAAATCGGTAGCTACATATGCGCCGGCGGCGCAACGGTGATTTTTATTTACTTAATTTTGAGAGGATAGACCATGTTGACCTTGGACGAACAAGAGCGCGCAGCATACGCGCAAGGCGATATCGCCCTGGCGGGCGCCCTGGCGGCGCAGATTGATGCGGAGGATGAACTCGCGGCGGTACCGGCGGCGCGTGAGGAGCTGCTGGACGAGATCGCGCACCTAAAGCGTATCCTGACCGATGCGCTGGCGGATGATTGCTGGCGAGAGCGGGCGGCGGCGGCGATTGCCGATTAGTGCCCGGCCGGCGGCGCCTGCTCACGCGGGCGGCGCCGGACTGGCACTTGCCCGTCATAATTCACTAGAGGACAATAAATTATGATTACCATTGATCGAAACAAGCTCAAAGCGGCGGCGCGGTTCGCGGCGAGCGATCCGAAGGATGTGCGCCTGTCCCTGCACGGGGTGCTGGTCGAAGCGTCCCCGGCGGGCGTGCGCCTGGTCGCAACCGACGGGCACGTGCTGCTCGTGGTGCGGGCGGCGGGCGAGCCTGACACCGACACCTGGACGGGCATCATACCGTCGGACGCCATCAAGGCGGCGTTGGCATGGAAAGGCAGCAAGAGCCTGCCGATCATCCTGATCCCGGGCGAGCCGGAGTGCCGGCTCACGCGGGCAACGGGCGAGGCGCTGGTGTTCACCCCGGCGCCGGGACCGTTCCCGGACTACCGGCGCGTGGTGCCCAAAGCGCCGGACGGCAAGCCGTCGTTTTTCGATCCTGACCTGTTGACCAAGTTCAAGCGGGCGGCGGAGGACTTAGGTTCCGAAAAGGGGCTGTTCGACCTGCTCCCCGGCGGCGACCGTGGCGGGTTGGTCTACCTGGGTGAGGATGCCACGGGCGTGGTCATGCCAATGCGCTCCAGCGCCTTGGCCGTGGCCGATTGCCAGTGGGCGGCAGATTGATCGCGCTGGGCGTGCTGCTCTGCCTGGCGCTGCTCGTTATCGTGTTCGACCTGTAGACCACCGCCAAAGAAAAGGGGCCTTGCGGCCCCTTTTTTATTTGACCGCCGACAGGCTCGGTTTTCGCAGAGCATCCGCGAGCGGTGAGTTCACCGGCACCTCCACCAGGCGCCGGAGTTCTGACTTGGTGGCATGGATCAGTTCCGGGGCGCAATAGACGTGGCGCCGGGTGGGCAGTTCCGCGCTCGTCACGCGCCCACAGTCGAGCCACTGGCATTCCAAGAGCGCGTGGTGCAGGGCGGCGGCGGGGATGCGCTGTCCCGGCGCCAGACCAGCGCGCAGGGTCAGGTCGGCGCAGAGGACGTGGAAGGGCGCGGTGATGACGCCCTGCTCGAACGGCCCCTCGCGCCCGCGTATCATCTCGCACAGGATCGACTCGGCGGGCGATTGGCCGTTGGCGATCAGGCTTAACTTGTACTCGGTCACCGGGGGCGCTGCGGCGGGGTTGAACGCGGACACGTCGCGGCGGTAGAGCCAGGCGGCGATGGCCTCATAACCACCGCCTGACTCGAACCAGCGCCACATGCGCTGACCGCGCTCGGGCGGGTCCATGCGCGGCAGGTCAGACCACACGCACATCCACCGGCGGTCTTGGGTGTCGAGGACGATTGGCACCCGGTCGTTTGAGGACGCGATCACCAGGCAGCGGTTGACCACGTTATAGGGGTGCTGTGATTTTTTGTTGACCAGAATGGTGGCGGGCGGGGCGGCAATAATCGGCTTCAAGTGGTTCGCTAAGGCCCGGCGGTCCTTGGCCTCGCTCTCGCGCAGTTCGTGCAGCATGATGACCTCGCTCTCGTAGGCGTAGCCCCACTGTGAATTGATCGTGTTGTTGTTGAGTTCGCCCAGGTTGCGCCCCTGACCGCACACTGACCAGAGGAACGGCGCCCAGAACGTGTCCTTGCCGGAGCCTTGATAGCCGGCGATCAGGATCGCGTGGTTCACTTTGACGCGGGGGTTCTGGAGCTTGCAAGCCATCACATCGAAAATATGCTCGCGCTCGGCGCGCTCGGGGATCAGGGCGGCGCAGTGGTCGAGCCAGAGAGAGATGTCGGCGACCATGCTGCGGTTGACCGGCGGGCGCGCGTCGCGCCACATGTTGCCAAAAACGTCACCGTCGCGGGTCACCAGCACGTCGTCGCCCGGTGAGTAGGTGACACCGGCCAAGGCGGGCGCGCCCATGGACTGACGGTTCTCGTCATAGCAGATCGACGACTCGACGCGGCGCGACTTGCCCTTGTCGCTGGCGTGAATGGAATAGCAGGGGATGTGCCGAAACAGGGCGTTGAACACGCCCCGGGTGACGTGGGCGCGCTCTTGCATGTCGAAGTAGGCTTCGTCCGACAGCAGATAGGCGAACCGCTCATACCACCCGCCCTTCTCAACCCGCCCGATTTCCTTGCGCGCCACGGCGGCGATCAAGGCGCCGGCCTCGGTGCCGGCGCTGAAGAGGTCGCCGGGAGTGATCTTGGCAAGGGTGGTCGCCATCACGGCGGCGAGCAGCTCCTCGCGCAGGCCAGTGGTGTGGGTTGGGCCTCCCTGCTCGGCCACCCAGGACAAGAACCGGGCGCTATTCCACTCGGCGCAGTGGGCGTGGAGGCAGGTATAGGCCCGGTTCACCGGCATGTAGCGGCCCTCGATCTCGCCCGTGGTGTGCGCCTCGGCGTTAGGGCAGACCACGCCCCACCAGCCGGCGGCGTTGCCGCGAGCGGTCAGGTGGCCGGCCTCGGAGAGCCACGCCAGCACGTCGTCGGTGCCGTCGTCGTCCAGGGTGACCGGGCGCACGGTGGCCGTGTCAGCGGGGTCGGGGGTCACGCCCAACGCGGCGCAGATCGCCTCAAGCGTGAATTCCCGCTCGGGGTGGAACTCGGTCAGAACGGCGGCGAAGCGGTCGCGGCCTTCTTTCAGGTTAATGGAGCCGGGGATACGCCAGTTGCGTACCGCGTTGATGGCGCCACCGTCGGTATAGCCGGCGGCGGCGAAAGCCCGCTCGGCAGCACCGGCCACGGCCACCGGCACCTGCTCGCTCAACACCCACGCCCACTGAAAATTACCCGGTGAGGATTCTATCTTCCATGTCGGCTCCAGCGGTGGCACCTTGCTCTTGGTGCCTACGTCATCGACGGCGATAAACGTAACGTGAGTGCAGTTGGCGGTGCTGGCCGACAAGCCGCCGGTCATGCGGTCGAGGATGAAGCTGCCGCTACTGACATACCAGGCGCCGCCGGCGCGGCGGGGGGCGGCGGGCAGTTGCGGTATCCACGCCTTGGTTTTTTGTTGTACAAATAAAACAGTCTCGCCCTCTGGTGCCAAGCTCGTGACGAATTCAATAAAGTCCATGCTATAGTTCCTCTTGGTTGGTTGGTCTGACGGCCCACGGTTCCTCCCCGTGGGCCGTTGTTATTTTCCGTACACGTTCATTATCTTCACCTCGGCCCCCAGCGGCAGACCAGCGGCCCACTCAGGCGGCTCGCACATCACCCGCTCCACCTCTGCGGCCACCCGCTCACCATCGGCCTCTGGACACTGCACGACAACTTCATCGTGACAGTGCAGCACCACGTCGGGGATACGGCGCAGGGCCACACGCAGCAGATCGTTGGCCGTTGCTTGGGTAATGTTCTCGACTGCCAGACCGCGCCACAGGCGGGCGCGGGGCCACTCGGTCGCATCGGCTGCGGGCTTCCATGCGGCCTTGAGGTAGGATACGCCATCGGCCTCCAGTTTGGCGAACGGGTAGCACAGCACCCGGCCCGAGGGGAGCGCGTACCACAGGTGCTGACCGTCGAAGAGGTACACCACCCGACCGGCTGCGAACTCACGCCCGACATTCCGCATGGCGCGGGTGTAGGAGGCTTCCAAGTCTTGGCCGTGCTGCATCGCCCACGGGTTGGTGGTGCGCCACAGGCGGATTACTCGCGGGACGTTCTCGACCCGCACGCCGTAGACGCGCCCAAACGTGTCAAACGATCCCTCGCCACCGAGAAAACCTAACGCGAGTTCCTGAACCTTGCCGACTTGGCGCTGGTCGCCCGTCACGTCGGCATAGGCCACGCCGAAGGTCGCCACCGCGTTGACCTTGTAGGGGTCAAGGCCAGACCTAAAAACATCCAGCTTGGCCTCGCCGGCGGGGCAGTTGGAGAGCCACGGGTTCACGCGGCCCTCGATGGCAGACCAGTCGGCCACCACCAGCACGCACCCCGGCGCCGGGATGAGCGCGGGGCGTAGCATCCCCTTGAGAACGTCGGTCACCCGGGGGCCGAACGCGGGGACAATCTTGTGACCGCGCACCATCGCTTGGCGCACGGCGGCGGGGTCTTTGGCGGTCTTGCGGGTGAAGTTATGCACCTGCGCCCCAAAACTGGCAAACCGGCCCGTGGCGCTGCCACCGGCAAAGACGAACGCGCCGCGCACACGGTCGTCGTCCGTGTCGGCCAAGTCGGCCAGCCGCTTGAACTTAGCCACAGAGGAGGCCCACAGATCGTCGGCGCACTGGATGACCTCGGCCACGTCGGCGGGCACCTCGTCAGGCCCGAGCGTCAGCAGGTTGGCGCGCACCGACTTGTCGATGGAGAACTTCTCGCCCGTCCACATCAGCTTGAGCGCCTCGGGGCCAACGCGATCCTGCACCCACTGGCGCATCTTGGGGGAGCGCACGCTGGTCACCTCGCCCTTGGACACCTCGGCCACAATGGTTTGGATCTCTAATAGTTCTTCCTCGGCGTATTCAATAGCCGCACGGCAGAGGTCGAGATCGACCAGCACACCACGGTCGTTGATGCGCTCACTTGCGTGATAGTCGGCTAGTTCGTCATCGGACAGGGGGCGCATGGACTTGCTAATCTCGCGCATGGCCCTGACATCCTGCGCGCAATAATTAACCATCTCGGCCATCAGCGCGGGGTCGTTGTTAAAGGTGCCGTCCTTGCGTGGGACGCACAGAAGGCGGATCAGCGCGGCGCCACGGTGGTCCTTTTTCATCTTGCTGCTGACCGCACGGCCTACGTCCTCCAGACTGCCGGGGAGGCAGTTCGCACGGGCTTGGGCCGCAGTACAATAGAACTGCTCCAACTTTGGTTCAGGCACACCTATGTCTGGGCAGAGGACATACCAAAAAATAAGTCTTTCGAACGCGGAATTATGCGCGACGATCTGATGGCCGCTGATGTCGGGGAAGGGCTGACCCGGCAACCAGGTACGCACGTCCTCGTCATCAAAGGCGTAGGACATGCACAGCACCTCGGTGCTGGCATCCTGCGCGTAGTTGTAGACGCCGCGACTGGGTAGGTCGCAGCGGCTACGGGTTTCAAAGTCAAGCCAGATCATTTTTCGTTGGTGTCAGCTAAGTGTTCAATAGCCTCCGCAATTTTATGCAAACCTGAAGTTATGCCCATAACAGCCTCGGTCAAAGAAGCAACGTAATTACCTGCTTCATCGTGGCCCGGACTTGCGTTTGCCGGCGTAATAGCTTTAGCTAGAAGTGCTAAACCGCTATATATGGCTTCATATTCGTCTTCATTCATTTTGATTGTCCTTTAGTTTATTAAAAGCGGGGGCCATACTGCGCCCCCGCTTCCTTTTACGCTACAACCCGACGACGACGGCCAGCCGGCGCGGGAGCCTCAACCGCAGCCTCCACTACCGGCGCGGGCGCTGCCTCCGCTGTCAGGCTGACCCACTCCAGCACACCAAACGCTGGCGTGTAGATGCGGCCATAGCTCTTGTGCTGGTAATGCTCATTGCCAAGGGTCACAATCGGCACCGGCTCGTTTTGGTCTTTCTCCACCTGCGCGGCGATGGCGACTGCCAACTCCTGCACGGCGCGCTTGCCGCCTACCGACGTGGTGGTGAACCGCGCTTCCATGCCGGCGTCTTCACCGCTGACGCACTTCAACGACATGCCGACTTGTGTTTCCCAGCCCTTCTTGGCACCGGGAGGCGCCGCGTCGAGTTCAGGCAACGGATCGCTGACCGAGGCCATCTTCTCACCCAGCACCTCGCCGTCGCCCCAGGCGATAAAGCCGTGGACGAAGGAAAACGGGTTGACGGCCCAGTGCGAACCGTCCTCCACCTCGGTCTGGTCGGCACCAAACACCCAGTGGCCGGTGCGGTCCATTTTCAGGATCACAATACCAGCGGGACCAGCAGCAGACTCCAGCTTGCGAAGCGAGGTGGCAAGAGAAGCAACAGCGGGGAGATTTGCACCTGCGAACGTGACTAGATTTGACATTACTTTACTCCTTAGATAAGTTTAGAGAGGGCGGCGGTCAGTTGCTGCCCGATTTGCAAAACCGCTGGCCTCGGATCTGACTCCGGGGCCACCGTATCGCCTGATGACACTGACACCGTCAGTCCTTCGGGCAGATTCTTTACCTTCTTCTCGGCCTGCGCGGGCGAGAGCAGTTCCTTCTTGTAGGGGTCGATGCCCAATTCGGTCAAGGCGGCGGCCGCTTTGGCCTCATCGGCCCACTGGCGCCGGCCTTTCTTTGCGACCATCTTCCAGCCCGGTATTTTATAACCCTTTTCAATCTTGGTCTGCACCAACTCATTGATCGAGTCAATCCAACCTTGCAACAAGACCGCATTGGATGCGTAGGTGCCCAGCAGTTCATCGTCAATGGCGTCGAGCTTGACCTTCAGCGCACGATCCACCGCGCCGGTCATGGCGGGGCAGGTCGGCTTTGCGGGGCAGAAGCGGCAATGGTCGCCGGGGTTGAGTTTGGCATCGGGCAGACTGGAGACCTTCACCGCACGCTTCAAGTCCTTCTCAAACGCCTTGATCCGCGCCGGTGTGGTCGTCCACTGGCGAATGACCGGGGGTTGAATGATGACGCACTCAACGGCAACAGCCCCATCAAACACCCACGCCACTTCGGGCGTACGCATGGCCGCAGCGGCGTAGTACATCAGTTGCTCATTCTGCTCGGCGTCTACCGCAATGCCTTCGCCGAATTTCCAGTCGATCACATACGCGGTGCTGCCAAGGCGACCCAGCACATCGCAGGAACCAAAGGCACCGGGGAGAAACTTGCCGAAACCTACGCGAGTCTCGATGGCGAGCTTCATCTCCCCGTTGGGGTCGAGCTTGTCCAAGAGGTCCAGCGCCGGCTGGAGCTTCTCGTCTAGCATGGTCTGGTCGAGGATCTGGCCTTCGTAGGTCATGCCAATCACGTTGTCCTCGCCCAACAACATCTCGCTGATCGCGGTGTGCAAGAGCGTACCCTTGTCAGCGTACACGCTGGATGACGACGGTGGGGCCAGTTGCACCAACGCGACTGAGCCTGGGCAGTTCATCACGCGCTTGGCGGTGCTACCGCCGACGACTGTTGAGTGTTTCATTCTGCCCACTCCGCTGCGTGGTCGGCCACCAGTTCACTGTCGCGCAGATGCTCGACGAGCATGGCCTCGACGGTCTTGCGCTCACGCGCAATGCGAGTCTCCAGCGCACGGGTGTCGTTGCTCATACTGGCAACGTACATCTCCATTGCGTAGGAAGGATCGCGCTTGTCCAGCAAGAACTCGTAGAGGTCAAACTGGGCGCGACCGTTCTTCGGCCATTGGCCGTCTTCCATGACGCACTCGATCACTGATTCGAGTGCCACTTCCAACTGGCGCTCGGTGGGTTCCGTGCGGATGTCTTCATCACCGTGTGCTTCCATTTTAGTGTCCTTTAATTAAAATATTAGTTAAATAACGGGCAAAAAAAAGCGTCACATCTTGTTTGCGCCCGCGACGCGCTAGTGTTGAATTCCAACCACAACGATGGCGTATGCACAATTTAGGCGCGTCACTAGGCGCAAAACCGTTGCCAGCGGCTACATACTTTGAATCGCCGCACACATCGCACAAACCCACATGTTGGTTACATTTTTTAAACAGCGCATAGATTTGCGCTTGCAGCGCCTTTGCTTGCGCTATTGCTTCGGGGTTATATAGGAAGGCCAATTCGAACCCCTTGAGTGGTTAGGTTTAACGGCGAAAACTTTAGCCCACTTTTATCAAACACCGCCGCGTCAATTTCAAGCCGTTTGGTGTTAATGATTTGCACAGCTAATTTTGCTACCGCCGCCGCACGATGGTGATCGCTCATACCGGCACGCAACAAATCAAACTCTTGGAATAGCGCCTCACACAAGCCCGCTGATGTCCTATTAGTTATTTCCATTTGACTGTCCTTTATTTGAGGTGGAGAAAAAATAATACCACACTTTTATTTTATGTGCTAAACTTTTTTACATCAATAAAGGAAACCCCATGAGAATCCAAACAGCAACCATATCAACTAGGGAATTACAACAGGCGTTGCGCGACTACTGCGCGGCCAACGGTGGCATCCCCGGCATCGTCGTCATCCAGAGCTACGAAAAACAGATCGTGGTGGATCTTGCGCCGGGGGGCACGATTACCAGCGATGAGTTTCACCATGCCGCTACTGGAGCGTGACATTGAACGCTACCTTGTGCGCCGCACCAACGAGCATGGTGGCGTGGCCTACAAGTGGGTGTCACCGGGGCGTGTTGGTGTGGCCGACCGGATCGTGCTGCTGCCCGGTGGCGTGGTGTGGTTCGTGGAATTGAAGACCACCAAGGGCCGCTTGTCACCGTGGCAGAAGCTGTTTGCCGCTGACATGCGCCGCATGGGGGTGAATTACATAGTGATTAGATCGAAGGAGGAAGTAGACCAATGGTTCTCCGACCGTACCAAGAGTTAGCCGCTGACTTCCTCTACGAAGCGGACAGGGCCATGATCCTCGCGCCCGTCGGTGCCGGCAAAACAGCCTTAACGCTCACCGCTATGCGCGACATGCTGCGCGACGGCGTGGTGCAGCGGTTTCTGGTTGTCGCGCCCAAGCGTGTGGCCGTCAACGTCTGGCCGGTGGAGGCCAAGCTGTGGGCACCCGCGCTGTCGTTGTCGGTGGTCATCGGCACACCAACGCAGCGGGTGAAGGCGTTACAGGCCAACGTCCAGGTGGTGGTTGCCACCTACGACAACCTGCAATGGCTGGCCGAGCAGCCGCTGCACTTCGATGGCGTGGTGTTCGACGAATTGACGCGCCTGAAGAACCCATCGGGCAAGCGGTTCAAGGCGCTCATCAAGGTGCTGGACGCAATCCCCATCCGCTGGGGGCTGACCGGCAGCTTTACCTCTAACGGTCTGGAGGACGTATTCGGCCAATGCAAGGTGATCGACCAGTCGCTACTGGGTCGCAGCAAGGGTGCCTTCTTGCAGCAGTACTTTCATTGCATCAACCGCGATTTTGGCGAGTGGACACCCGCCGCCGGGGCGCTCGCGCAGGTGATGGAGCGCATCAAGCCGGCCACGTTCGTCTTGGACGCGGGCGAGTACAAGGACAAGCTGCCGCCGCTGCACACGGTGGTGATGAATTGCGACATGGACATGGCCGACTACAAGGCCATGAAAAAGAACTTCATGTTGCTGTTCCCCGACACCCAGGCCGTTGCGGCCAATGCGGGCGTGGTGACGGCCAAGCTGCAACAGATGGCGTCGGGCTTCGTCTACGCCGAGGGCAAGGCGACGAAGTGGTTGTCAGACCACAAGTTTCAGGTGCTGGACGATCTGCTGGCCGAGAACCAACACGCCAACACGATCATCGCCTACCAGTACCAGGCCGAGTTGGCCGAGTTGCAGCGCCGTTACCCCCGCGCCGTGACGCTCGACGAGCCAGACGCCATCGACCGCTGGAACGCGGGCGCGATAGAACTGCTGCTGGTGCATCCCAAGTCCGCCGGCCACGGTCTGAACCTGCAACATGGGGGCAGCAGACTCGTGTTTCTGGCGCTGCCGTGGTCGCTGGAACTCTATGAGCAGACCATCGGGCGGCTGCACCGCAGCGGGCAGACGCATGACGTGTGGTGCTACGTCCTGCTGACCGAGGGTACGGTGGACGAGAAGATCTACGCCGCGCTGCACGACAAGAAGTCCCTATCACAACTTGCAATGGAAGCTCTGACATGAAACGAATCGACGCATTGAAGGCCAAGCTGAAGGCGGCAAGGTCCGAGTTGACCATCCGTTACCGGCAGTTTCATGCTGCCGAGCGGGGGCTGGCGCGGGTGTTGAAAAACATTAACGAACTGGAGAAGAAAATTGAAGCGACTAACCTGGCGTGAACTGAACCACATCCTCGCAAGTAAGACCGAGGCCGAGGTGTTGCAGATGTTGCAGGAGGAGAAAGCAGACGCCCGGCGCGTGGTGGTGCTGGAGCGGTTGCACCAGCGGTACAACACTTTGCGCGTGTCCCGCGAACGGGTGGAGTTACTTCATGGCAACTAACACGGAGCGGGCGGAAAAAGTGCTGGCAGCGCGCCAACGCCACGGTAAACCCTTCGCCTTTGAGAAGGGCAGCAACTGGACACCCAGAGCGGTGCCGGTCCTGACTGAGTGGATGCAACACAGAACTAAGGAGGAGAAGAAATGACCCTCACAGACATAGCGTGGATATTTACAGGAATCATATTCGCGGTCATCACCGGCTGCGTTGTTTGGATTTTACGAGAGGAGCGCAAACGATGAGCCAACTACCGGAATGGGCGTTGTGGACTGTTGTGGGCACGTTTGCTGCGCTTGTGTTGTGCGGAGCGGTGTTGTCGGGCTACACAATGGGCGTCAAAGAAACGATCCGCGAGGCGCAGCGCAGCGCAGTCATCGCAGGCGCAGCACGGTGGACATCGAACCGTGAGACTGGAGAAGCCCAGTTCGACTACATCCAGTGTCTGAATCCGGGGGTCAAATGAACCTTGAAGAATTTGCTAAGTCAGCCGGGGTGCGGGTAATCCGGCATTCAGGGAACAGCGGGAAATTCGCTTATCTCGAAGCGGGTTATCCGTACACCATTTATTCGGGATTCCGCACAGAAGGCGGGGCGTACAGGCACTGGCTTGAAGGCACGTTTGGAGCGCGCACCGGCAGGACCGTTATGAGGCTGCTCAAGCTAACAGAAAAGCGGTGCCTGAATCCGGGGGTGAAATGAGCGATACGCTGAAGACCGTTCCGTGCTGTGGGTACACCTACACAGACGACGACTACCCTGTCAAATGGAACCAATATAACGGGGTGGTGCAATGCCACAACTGCGGTGAAACGTGGCTCCCGAGAGGTCAACTCTCCACCTTCCGACTGGCGACCATCGAGGAATGCGCGAAGGTGTGTGAGAACCTTGGCAAGGAAATCGTATGCCCAGAAGAATGCGCCGAAGCACTCCGCGCACTCAAGGAGGTGAAGAAATGACCCCGAAACAGCAAGTCCTGAAGCGCCACCCCGATGCTGTGTGCAAGGGTGAGTATTCGATGATGTTCGGCGTGACCTACCGAGTGATGATCGGTGGCAAGTGGGGGCCGTCTTTCACGTCGGCACATCGGGCGTGGTTTAACGCAGCATCTAATACAGGGAGATGAAATGAATTCGTCTGGGCAATCTTTAAACACAACCCTGCCGTCAGCAACCGGAGGAACTCACCGCAGCTACAGTCACGTGCCTTTACAAAACGTGGTATTTTTTTGGACTGCCCAGAGAGCAGAGCGCCTAACGTGGAGAGCGTCAGGCAGTCAATATTGGGACTTAATAGGAGTAGGTCATGCACCAATACGAAGCGAGAGCACTAAAGTTGAAGCCACGCAACGCAGTACCAACGACAGTACGCAAGGAGACAAGGCCAGACCACGAGGTAAAAACGTTAAAGCCTGAGTACGTATGGCCTGGACGACGAATGGTGGATTACCCCACCGAATACAAACCTAAGCCCCACCCAAGGCAGTTAGAAATGCGCGAAAAAAAGCCCCTGTAAAAGGGGCGAAGGGGGCACTGCCACGGCATCACGAAAAAAGTCTTGGTCCTGCCTTGTCAATTATAAACACCATCTTGCGCGGGTATGCGTCGGGGGTGTTTGGGATGCTGATATGTGTCCAGCTATCAAACTCCCGGATGCATTGATCGAATGGCAAACCTGATGCCGTTATTGCTTTCACCACAGCATCGGGTGACATCCCGGGCACTCGTATATCGGCGGCGCACCCGAGCCGGTGCTGGCTACTTTCGCGGCTCCCACACGCTGCATTGACCGCTTTGCTGCGGTAAGCCGAATTAATCATGATCGGCTTGAACTGCAACAGTTCTTTGACCTTTTCCAGAAACTCAGCCAGCCGTTGCAGGTTTGCCAGCGCCGCCGGATCTGGGGTGTTGTCCAGGCTCCGGTGGTCAGTGACGGTCAGCTCAGCTAGGGTAAAGTGCGGGGTCACCTGTTGCCGGGGTCAGCCCTGACCGCACCGCCAAGACCAAGCGCCGCAGCGATACCCTGCGCCAGCAGTTGATACTGCGGTGGGACCAGCGGGATGCCAACGGCAAACAGCACTCCCAGACCCGCTAAAGTCGATGCCTCGCCAAACCGTTTTCTGAGCCAGCCCATGATTATTTTCCTCTCGATGGAATGTCTCCGCCAACAGGGTTTGCTGCTCCAACCGGCGCGGCGGTGAACGCGGTTGTGCCCGGTGCTACATGACCGTTATTCCACGGCGATTCGTTGATCGGGCCGTAGCAGTTGGCAAGCTGCACACCGTTGACCTTCTTGGCTTGCTTGTCACACAAGAATGACCATTGGTTGCTCATCCCGCCTCCGGCCTCTGTGGTGGTGGTGAACGAACGCGGGGTCATGGTGACCACCGCCCAACTGGGTGCCTGGGGGTACTCGGTCAAGGTCGAGAACAAACTCCAAACCTTGCCAGCCGGGGCTTTGCAGGAACCTTTCATTAGTTTGCCGTTGGCTACGGATTTTCCGGTCAGCACCGGACAGACCGCCATGCCCTCCTGAAATTCCTTGCCATCGACCCGGATCGTCTTGCCGGTGGGGACGCTGGCGGAGGCAGCACACAAGGCAAACTCGCCATCACAGATCATCAGGTCAGCAGCAGAGGCGTTTGCGCAGAACAGTGCGAGGAGCAAGAGCTTTTTCATGGTCAGCCTTTCAGTATGATGTGGAGGAGCAAGGCAATAATGAACCCGGCAACGCTGATGCCGATCTGCTCGATGCGCTTCAGACGGGCGCTGATAGATTCGTAGCGCAGCTCGCAGACCGCCTCGTGCGAGGTCAGGCGCACGTCCAGCTCGTTGGTGGTTGCCATTAAGGTGCCGCCAGTCTGTTTTGAGATTCTTGCGGTGCTAGTTGGTTAAGCCGTTGCGCGGCGCGTGTTTTTGGTCCTTGCGAAGAAGGCAATACCGGCCTGTCACCGCGTAATTGCTGGTCCAGTGAATCGGCCAGATCCAGCATCTTTTCCCTGTTTACCGCAGCGACTCGTATTTTCTGCGCGTCGGTTGCGCGTTTTGATATTTCGTCAAACCCAGCCGCTTTTTCGCGCGCCTTTTTAACGGCTAATTCGGCAATGTTTCTGTCCGCCATCCGTATTGCTATTTGCTGTTCTGATAGCGTTTTATACGCGGGAAATAAAGCTTTAATTTCAGGCGACGCTTCTGAAATAAATTGTTTAGTTTTATTCCAAGCAATCTTTTCCGCCATCGTCATATCAAATTGCTTATTTTCAGTAACCTTTTTAGCCGCACTTTGCAATAGCGTGCCTGTGCTTTCAATAACGTCTGGCGTTGCGCCTTTCATACCTTGACTAACATTACGCAGCCGCCCCGTTATAGGGTCTAAATCAAAGGCAGACCCGCGTCCAGTAGGCAGACGCGACGCTGCTTCTGTTGCTATCTGAGCGGCCTCCGCTCCTTCTTGATAGCGGCGCACAATATCAACGGGTTGTTTAGGATAGCCGGGGTAATCAATGCTTGGCATTGTTAGTTGCGCGGGCGCTTGCGGTGATGGATAGTCACCTAGAGTAAATTGGTTCCCCGCTTGCGTTGGCGGTGCTTCTCTAGCCGGAAACGCTGACGGTTCCCATGATGGTGCTAGGGTAAGCCCGGTGTCAGGTGCGGGCCGGCGAAAGTCTGGTGGCACCGCGTACTTGGCTTGAAACGCGGGGGAAGCCATACGACGTGCGGCTAAGTTGCCGGCAAAAGCGCCGCCAACCGAACCAGCGCCTGCACCTACTAGCGGGCCAACCCCTACTGCCGTTCCTAAAGCCGCGCCAAGGCCCATACCCAACGTGCTGCGAAGGGCGCGCGGGCCAACAAAAGATGTGGCTGGCGTAACGACCATTACTGAAGGGTAAATAGCCGCAACTTTACCAAGGTCCGCTGGCAATCCCGTCATTTGACCTTTGCGTTCTTGCAGTAACTTAGCATATATTTGCGGGTCAATTGCGCCGCTTGCATAATCTAACGCCCGCGCATGGTCATTGATTTGTGCAATCTTGGTTCGTGCTGCTCTTAGCGCCGGTACAACTTCCGGTGCCGCGTTGGCGTCAAGTATATCTTCCAGCGTGTTGGCAATTTGCATCTGCGCGGTTGCTCTATCCGTTGCTACTGGATCTGGCGCGCTAGTGCCTTTATCGTTGGCCTTAAAAATAGCCTGCGCGTCGCTTCGCAACTTCCTAATGTCATCCAACACTGCCGCCCCACTGCGGCCTTTGCTTAACTCTAGTAATGCTTCATCTACCAATGCACTGACCGCCGCCGCCCCAGCTTTGCCGCCGATTGACGGCGCTTTGGGTATGGCGTTTAATGTTTGCATTGCTGCGTCGGAAACGCGCAACGCTGGCAGAGCGCGTACGGGCGCATACGGCCCACTTGCTACATCCAGCGCATTGTTGATGGTGGCTAAACTGATTGGGTCGGGCGACGTATCCCCAATATCGTCCTTTACCAACTTAATAATTTGTTTAGCGTTGCCCTCGCCCAACGCCTTGTCGCCTTCTCTGCCAGCAATGGCGCTAATAGCGCGGGTGGTTTTTGTTGGATTGGATATAGAAGGCGGTAAAGCCACGCCTAAGCGTTGCGCGGTTTGCGCGGCGTCAATTTGCGGCGCGTTCGCGTAGCTCTTCGCCTCGTTAGTTACTTGCCTAACCGCAGCGCGGGCTTTTGCCGCTTCCGACACAGCGCCACCAACTAGCTGGGCCTCACCGCGCAAAGCGTTAGTCGCCAAGCTAAGGGGCGGCGCCGCAGTGCGGGCTAGCGCGTTTAAGGTCGGAAAAGGGACGCCCACAAGCGGTGCCAACACTTCGCCAACGGCCTGTATGTTTTCCGCACCAGGTTGAGTTACTGGCTTGTACGCTAGCATTTCTTGGACGCGCTTTACTGTTTGCTCACCCGCCGCCGCACCTTCACGGGTTCCAAACTTGCCGCTGGTCAGGGAACTAACAAGCCCTGCCACAGGCGCCACAACGCCGCCAACCACGCCACCAATCATACCCGGCACCACTTCAGCCACGCCCAGCGCCCGCTGGTACAGCGATGGCGCGGGCGTGGGTGCGGATACCGCAGGCATCCCCGGTATCTGGGCTACAAGACTTTTAGGTGCTGCGGTTACGCCACCATATTGCTTTGCTAAAGCCTCGTAATCTACTGGTGGTGACGCGGTGGTCCCCCCGTATTGTTTTGCTAAAGCTTCGTAGTCCATTAGTTTAACTCCGCTGCTTTTTTGAACGCGGCAAGCGCGGCGGGTGTGTCAAAGCTGTGTGTTTTTCCGTCTGGTGTAGACATCGAATATGGTTTTGCCGCCGCAGCGGGTGCTGGCGTTGGTGACGAGGCAGCGGGTGCTGGCGTTGGTGGCGAGGCAGGCGCGCCACCAACCAACGACCGCATTGCTGACTCCATCTTAGGTGTCCATGCTCTGCCTGAGCGAACTTTTGCGCCATCAATCAACCCTCGTAATGCGTCTTGTTTGGCAGCTACAGTTCCTGGCTCATCCGTAAACGCAGGTAAGTACGACTGCCTTTGCTGTGCAAGCTGTTCCTTGTTGTACGCTGCGCCCGTGGCAAGATACAGCAGTGAATCAATAATGTCAGACTGCGCTGCGGCAACAATTTGTCTATCTCCCGAACGCGACAGATTTGCAACGCCAGCGTTGCCAAACATTGCCATTGCAGAAGCCTCCAGCCCACCGGGCTGCGATGCACTAGGCGTTTTCTTCAGTATGTTGCCTATTTGCACAGCAGAATTTAAAATTCGATTAGTGTTGTACGCCGTTTTTAGTTCTTCTTCGCGTATGTTTTCTGGTGTTTTAGACGGCGGAGCATAACCAATAACGCCGGGGGAATTTGCGCCCCCACCCGGCGCATATGTCCTTGTATCTACGACTATGGCTTTTGTTGGGTCTGTTGGGTCTGCAATGGTTTGGGTGGACGGCGCCGGGGGTTGTGCTGGCGGGCGGCTAGCCAATCGCATACGTATTTGTTGCGCTTCTGCGTCTGGCGTAAGCAACCGGTCTTGACGTTGAGTATCGCGAAACGCTGCGTACCCCGCTTGCGTGGGAGGATAACCAAGCGCCTGCATGGTGCGAATTTCTTGGGATGTTGCTTCCGGCGCCGTGCCAATAATGTTGCCTTCAGCCCCCATAAGCGTAGTACCAACCGTGTACCGCTTACTTAACGCGTCGGCCCGTTTTTGCAGCATTTCAGCGTATTTATAACCTTGGTCCGTACCCAAAGCCATGTTTGCAGCAATCTGTCTGTTTAAGTTGGCTATCGTTGTTTGCGCTTGCGGCGGAGCAACGGGGGGCGCAGGTAAGTTATTAACCCCTGCTGGCGCAGAAACAACACCGGGCAACATATCAGCCGGGGCTTCAGTGGGTGCTGGGGGGAGCGCGTCGCCAGAATTAAGCCTGTCAAATCGCGCTTGGTCGCTTAGTTTTTGGCTAAGCTCAATACCCAACTTGAAATGCTTGGGCGACTTCATTAACACATTTGCTAACCGGCCTAAATCCGGCGACCCGCCTTTAGCTTCCAACTCTTGTTGCAACTTAATCATCTCAGCGCGATCAGATTTCAACTCATCGAGTTGCATTTGCGACATTTCATTTTGCCGCATAGCCCCTTGCATCTGCATGGCTTGCAGCATGTTGGCCGATTGCTGTTTCCGCGCCTCTTGCGGGATAGCCGCAATCCGCGCCCCAATGGTCGGATCAAATGCACCGAAATTAAAAGATTCCATGTTTTACCTTCCTCTTTGCATATACGCGGCCATCATTGCATTTATGGGATCGGGATTCATCATGTTGTAGACGTTCTGCCCAATACCCTTGATTGCTTCGCCGTAAGCTCCCGCGCGAGTAGCCCCAGCGCCAGCGTTTGCAACGGCTGTGTTACTGGCAAGGTTTGCCGCGTTGCTGCCGTAAGCCGTATCACCGGCTTGCATGGCAGATGATGCGGTTGGGGCAAAGCCCGTCAAACCGGCCAGTGCGTTGCGCTGCGTGGCCTGATTGCCAACATAGCGGTTGTACGCATTATTGTATTCTTGGCTTGCCAGATCCTGAGAATACCGAGTGGCACCCTTCAGAGTTGAGCCAGATAGCAGGTTGCCGCGGCTGGCGGCGTTTCGGTCCAGTGCTTTCAAACCCTCGGACATTCGAAAGCCGTAGCCAGGATCTGCTTGATAGTCAGACATTGCAAACGGTCTAACCAGATCGCCACCAGGCATTACGCCTTGCGTATAAGCAGGAAGCGCACGCAAACCAGCTTGATAGAACGGTTCCTGCCGAGCTTGGTTTTGCTCGTTCATCCTAGCCATGAGCTGGTTGGAACTGATGTTTGCGTCAGCAATACCTTGTGCTGCTTGCCTTGCAGCGTTGGCTTGCAGACCCGCGCCAAGCAGTCCCGCACCACCGCTAATGACAGATCCAAGCACTGACGGGCTTGTAAGGTATTTTGTCCAATTGGTTGCGCCTGAAGACCCTTGTGACAGTGCGTCTTGGGTAAATTGCAACGCTTCTTGGGGCGTGGCTCCGGTGTTTATATAAGTATCAAATAGGTTTTTAAACGCAGGAGTATTTGACTGTGCCCCCGCGCTACCCGTACTAAACAAGTTGCTTAGTGCGTTTTCGCCACCGCTTGCAAAATTACCTGCCGCATCAAAAACCTTGCCGTAATTGGACAGGTTCCCGCCTACCCCGCCAGCCACACCGCTGCCGAGCATAGCAATTTGCCCCAAACCTGAACCCAGCATGTCTTGGGCACCTTCGCTAACCAGTTGCGAGGTAATTGCCCCCGATCCTGGCAAGAAAAAATTACCTGCAACGGAAGCAACCGATTCAACGGTGTCGCGTATGTCTGTCCAGAAGCTCATTTAGCTAACCTCCCGCCCAGAGGCGCGAATGTTGATGGCCGTTGCCGTCCCAGCGATGGTGGAGATAAACCCGCTTGCCATCAGCACCTGGCCCACAATCTCGGGAAAAGTGTACACCTCGCTGGCGGCAAGTGTCTTGGTCTTGGTAATCAAGTTCTGATTGCCAGCCGTGTCAGCGGCAGTGACCAAGTTGACGCTAAGCGTTGCAGCCGTTGCGCTGTAGTTTGTCGCCGTGAACTTGTCGATGATCGTGGTGACGTTGGTTGCGGTGTATTGGGTTGTCTGGCTAGACTCCGCGATCTTGGCGGGGATAAGCGTCTTTACGGTAACTGTCAATTTAATTCTCCTTAGCTAACTGGTACAATTATATTGCGGCTAACCCGACGGGGGACATACGACTCATCATCGTATGCCGCGCTTTTCGATGACTTTCACTTTGATGAGGTGCTATATGCTTACCCAAGCAAGACTTAAAGCGGTATTTTTCTACGACCCGGTTGTCGGCGTATTTATCCGCAGGCTTAAACAACTTGGAGCCAAAGTCGGCAATATTTCCGGCAGCCGCAGTTCTGACGGATATTTGACCACTTCGATTGACGGAAAACCCCATAAATGCCATCGATTGGCATGGTTGTATATGACGGGTAATTGGCCCTGTTACGAAATAGATCATATTGACGGTGATCGCGCTAACAATAAATTTTCAAATTTAAGAGATATACCCAAATGGGCTAATGTCCAAAACCAACGCAAGGCGCAAAAAAGTAACCGTAGCACTGGCGTTTTAGGAATTTTTCCGAACGGCAACCGGTTTTCCGCAAGGCTTTCGGTAAATAACAAAAAAGTTTACTTAGGCATTTTTTCAACCAAAGAGGAAGCGCATCAAGCGTATTTAACCGCAAAACGGGCGTTACACGTTGGCTGTACGATTTGACGGTCACGTTATATGCTCCTTACGGTTACTCGGTCGCCAACGGAAAGCCCAGGCGAGACAAACGTAATCGTGGTGCTGTTGGTTTCGGTATACGCCACGTTGTATTCTTCCGTCAAACCGTTGACTGCCACAATTGCGCTGCCGCCCATCGTGTACGGCAAAACAGTAAACACCGTCTGCCCTGCGGTTGCCACGACTGCTGGCTGCATAGCTCCGTAGGTTCCCGAAATATTGTCTGTGGTATAACTTAAAACGTCAGCGGAGTCCTTAAGAACAAACTTATACGAGCCAACCCCGAGCCAAACAGAGGCGCGGCCTGCCGAATCCAATATTACGGGGTTCGCGTTGGGGGTAGTCCCCGCGTAGGTCGTATAAGTTGCAAGCGGGGTCGTGGTCCCCGCTTCGTAGGTGTATAGCTTACCTCCCGCCAACGGAGCGCCATTAGCGTCAACAAACTGTAGAAATGGAACGGGTGAAATTGTAGCCATTATCCGTTTCCTTTTAGTGTGGAATTTTGGGGTAGTGAAATTGGATAGGTGCTATTTGATGCTTCTGGACACTTCATAGAATACAGAAGACAAACAACGCAGAGTGATGATTGAACCGGTAGTAGGAGTTACATTTACTGAGCCTTGCAGTTTCATCGTAGCCCCCTGAACTAATGTGGTGTTCCCATCGCCAAAGTAAATTATTAACTCTTGCCCATTAAGAGCGTTGGTAGTTAAATCTGTCACGTTCTGAGGCGCGGCATTTACAATTGTGCAAAGGTTTTTATCTAAAACATTAGGCGTAGCAACGCCAGTAGCCAGCGAATTCACTGCGCTGCGTACCGAGCCAGTTACATATATCCTTTCAACGCCGGCTGAAGTTTGTTTGCTAGGTTGCTGGATTGTATTTATCTCTGTACCGGAATTTTCAAGATACGTCAGTGGGTCAGTTCCGGTAAATCCTTTTGCGGCGGGAAAACAAAGATTTCTTGCGGTGACAGTATGAGTTCCATTAGCACCACCATACGAGGTGACTTGCACATTTCCGCTAATATAGGAATCCGTGATTACCACTGGCTGTTGACAGTTGCAGAGAATGTCTATGTCTGCTGCATTGAGTTGCAGTTTTGACAGCACGATTGGGTAAGGGTAATTAACTCCTGCCGTTCCTTGCTGCCTGAAGAAGTAGATCGACGCGCTTCCTTCCGTATATCCACGATCAACGGTAAATGGTTGAGTCGCATTGTCTACCAAAATTATTCCGGTGGTTATGTCGTAAAACTGGCAGTTCAACAGATTGCAAGAACCAGCCCCATAACGAGCAATTACGTTTGCGCTTGCAAAGTAGCAGTTCTCATAAGTAATTAGAAACGCATTGGTGTTATTGTTGTAAATGCAATTTGCTGCCTTATCTGATCCGATCAGATTGTGTGACTCAGCAATTCGGCATTGATAAAAAGTGACCGAATCGCCTTGAATTGACCCAGCGTACTGGTGGATTATTCCCGTTGTTGGAGTTGCGCCAACAAACTCACAATAAGCAAAGTTCATTGGGGAGTTGAGTGTCAACCCAGAAAAATATAGTACTGCGTCGGATATCTTGTTTCCATCAAAGCTGATGCTGTCAATCCGAAGATCATTGGTTCCTGCAAATGTAACAAACTTGGCGCTAGCAGTACGGCACTTTATTATTGTGCTGGGTACGCCAAATGTTCCGCTGGCTGGGTTAAATGAGTCGCCGTACAAACTCATACCAGACATAGTGCTATCAAAGCTAAATGGGTCTACTAAATAGGTTCCTACCGGCACATACCCACGTTGTCCAGTCACAGCAACAGCAGCAAGAAACGCAAGCCACGCAGTAGTGTCATTAGTAGTGCCATTACCAGTAGCACCATAGTCCATAATATTTATCGGCGCTGATTTGATTTGGCTATAGTTAATTTTTGTGATTGCCATAGTAATCCTAAACAAAAATTGTTACTGTAAAAAGCAAAGATGACGCCGTTGCTACGACAGTGAATGCTGAATATATTTGCGTACTAGCACCAAGACCTAAGACCGCACCGCCAGAGCCTACACCAACGGTCATGCTGCCTGCGTTATTTTCTAAGCTAGTGAATGGCATATTGCTAGTCAAAATATTACCGGCAGTTATTGCAATTGAAGTTGCGCCTTGCATCTGGCCCTGAACAACAACCATGCGGCCTATCTTTGTATATGTACCAGTGCTAGTAAACGCGCCAACCACAGTAAGCCCTGATCCCTGATTTGGTGTCCAAGTGCCTTCCTCATAATCATCCAGCGTGTTGGCATCTGCCACAGCAACCGCCGTTGCGGGGAATGCAATGCCGCCAGCACCGGGAGTGGCACCACCGACAGCAGCGCCTGTGCTGGCCTTCATCGTAGTGAAAGACCCGGTGGTCGGCGTTGTAGCCCCAACCGTCCCGTTGATGTTGATGCTGGCGGTGCCGGTCAGGTTGGTAACCGTACCACTGGAAGGTGTACCCAGAGCGCCGCCGTTGACCACAAACGCGCCTGCCGTTCCGGTATTGACACCGAGCGCGGTAACAACGCCAGTTCCGGTTGTGGTCGAAGCTGGCGCTGCCCCAGCACCGCCGCCAATAACTAACGCGCTGGCAGCAAGCGCAGCCGAGGTTGCCCAGGTTGATGCGCTTGAAAAATACGGAATACCACCCGAGGTGCCAGCAACCGTTAAGGCCAGCGTGCCGGATGTAGTGATCGGTGAGCCAGCAACCGAGATCAAGCCGCCGGTAAATGACTGCGCTACGCTGGTAACGGTTCCAACCGTTGTATCGGTTGCCCAGCTAGGCAGACCTCCGGCAACCACGAGCCGCTGCCCACTGGTGCCGATAGCAAGTTTGGCAACCGTGTTAGCGGCGCTGGCGTAGATTATGTCGCCTGCGGTGTAAGATGTCAGGCCAGTACCGCCGTAAGCATAGGTGATTGTGCCAAGATCGCCCGAGCCAAGCAGCGTTGTGCCATTGACCGTTTTGAGGTTAGTGCCGCTGACCAGCGCGGCTTGCTTGTTGTTAAAGGTCGTCCAGTCGGTGCTGGTCAAGTAACCGTTTACGCTCGTTGTTGCAGCGGCCATCGAGATTGCTGGCGTGGTGCCGCCCGAACTGACAACTGGCGCGGTGCCGGTCACGCTGGTCACAGTACCGCCCGATCCGGTTGCCGATAGCGTTCCGGCTGCAAAGGCAACGCCTGTGCCGATGGTGACGTTGCTGAACCCGCCCGAGCCGTTGCCGTACAGAATTGAGGTGCCGCTGGTCGCCGGGGCGTAGTCAGTGCCGCTGGCCGCTGCGCTGATTGCGGTGCCGTTGCCTTTCAGCAGCCCGGTGATGGTCGTGGAGAGCGTGATCGCCGGGGTCGTTGTTGCCGTTGCCACCGTCCCCGCCAGCCCGTTGGCAGACACCACCGAAACGCTGGTGACGGTTCCACCGCCATCAGTTGCCCATGTTGGCGCTCCAGCACCGCCGCTGGTCAGCACCTGTCCCACTGTCCCGGCGGCACTGACTGCCAACGCAGGGCCGGTGCCATAGGCTATGCCGCCCGCCGTTGGGCTACCGTCCAGATTGTAATTGGCGATGGTGCCGGTCTGCACAACCGGCTGGAGGTACGCCCCCTGGATGGCGGCTTCTGCGTTCTCAAACCGCGACATCATCGACATCAGTTGCGCGGTGTCAAGGGTCGCCAAGAAGTCGCCCGATTGATCCTCGTATTGCGGGGCGATGTTCTGGTTGATCTGGATCAGCAACTCGGTCAGGTCTGGCTGGTTGGGTGGTCCAAGCTGCAACTCCTCAAGCGTGATGGGGTTGTTGCCGCTGCCGGTCAAAACAAACAGGTTGAGAAAGAACCGATACCACTCCCGCGCCATCAGGCCGGTGCGCTCGTCGATGAACGGCACCCGTGGCGCGGGAATGTTGGTGATGTTTAGGTTAGCCACTAGCTACTCGTTGGAGTAACGAACAGTTCAGCGCCCATGATGGCGATCTTTACAGGGTCGGTTCCTGACACCTCATACACCCTGTCGCGGATCTTCTCGGTCATGCCGAGCCGCCGCCAAATAGTGCGGGTTCCATAAGCCCCGAGCTTGCCCATTGAGTTCCAATGTTCGTTTGACCAAGTGTGCCCAGCGTCATCCGACCAGCGCAGCATGACTTGCGGGTCGTAACCAGGAGCAGCGGTGTAGGCTTCGGTTTCCAGCGCATAGCCGTTGTAATCCTCAGCGGGTTGCACTTGGGTCACCAGCGGCTCGTTACCGTCGCCGGCCTCCGTGACTAACTGGTCGCTGGCTTGCGTGGTCAAATACCCCTGCACAAACTCAGCCACGATGATGTTACCGGATTCAGTGGCAAGATCTTCGGCATCGTAGGCGGGGTAGGCATTCAACCCAACACCCGTTTCGGCATCCAGTTGCAGCGAGTGGTGCGCGGTACGTTTCAGGTTGTTTTGGCCTGTTGGCAACGCCCTCCAAGACCGCAGCCACTTTTGAATCTGGTCATCATCAGCGTAGACATCAAGATCAAAAGCGTACAGTCTCCCATCCTCGTAGTCCCCAACTACAACCTCGTCGTTGAACGACATCTGGCAGTTGCTACGGTGCCGGACAAATTGTCCGTTCTCGAACCCAGCACGTTCGTGCCACAACTGGGTGGACACGTCATAAACCCATGTTGCTTCGGCTGACGGGAAGATCAGAACATAGAACGGATGCCCGTCTTGCTGGTAGGTGTAGGCAACCGCATCGGAGATGCTGCCGTAGCTCTGGATGGCGTATTCCACCGCATTGGTGGAAACCCGCGCTGGCGTGTAGCCGTTAGCCCGGTAGACAATCCCCCGCCCCCGAGCATCCGAGCCTAACCAGAAAACGCTGTTGTCGAGCTTTGCCACCGAGTATGCAGCCTCGCACCCAACCTCCATGAACGCGCCTTGAATCCGCGCCAGGGGGAAGTCAGGCGTTCCCGCGTCATACCAGACCTCAACGCTGGTAGTGCCAAACAAGAATATCTCGCGGTGGTCTACGATCAGCGCAATTACATTGTCGGGGTAGCCTTCGGCACTTGCAAAGTCCAACGGGTCTACGGAAGTGCCATCCAACAGACTGGTAACCCAAAACTTCTGCGAGTCTGGTTCGTTAAATACGAAGTACCCGTCAAGGTAGCCAACCGAGCCAGCACCAGGGAAGTCCACATCCGTAATCTGGGCAAACACTAACGTGGACACGTTGTAGATGTAGCTTAACGGGTTACAGGCGATAAATATCTGCGTTCCATTGTCAGCCATACTGACCGGGCCAGAACCCGACACAGAACCAATCAAGGTCGCAACCCAACTGGTGTTTAAGCTGTAAAACTCACTGCCCGACACCACATAGGCCACGCCATTGGTGACCCACAACCCACGGATCGGGCCATCACCGACAGTCGCAAGCAGACGCAGGCCGGGGCAGCGCAACAGGAAGCCAGCCTCTTTACCGCCGCTGCCTTCTGGCACCGCTTCGGCAAAAAGGTTGACCATGCGGTTGTCTGCCGCATTGATGGACCGAGCGACATAACTGCCGCCGAGAATGGGCGTTTTCAATTACGCCGCAACTGCTTTGATGACTGCAAAATTAAAAACTGGGGTTTCTGTGGTGGTGCCACCCGTTGTGCGGAACGTAAGGTTAAAGCTACCCGCCGCCACTGCGGTGACCATCAGATCATACAGGTCTGTTCCTGACTTTTGATTTAGTATAATCACATCGGTTGCCGCCACGGTGCTATTGGTCACGGTAAAAGTGGCAGCAGTAGCTGACCCCGCTGCGCTCACCAAAGTAATTGCGCCAGCCGTTTTGTTTAGCGTCACGCCTGTAGTGCGGCTGGTTATTTGTGTTACCGCCCCGCCAGCGCCCGTTGCGTAGCCCACACCCGCAGTGCCGGTAGATACAATCGTGCCGGTCGCAGTAAGGCTGGTGCCGGTTGCCGCACCAATTACCGGCGTGGTTAGTGCCATCGAGGTGCTGGTGCAGGCGCTGATGTTGCCGCTGGCAACCGTTCCCAGTGCTGGCGTGACAAACGTCGGGCTGGTAAACAAAAGGGTTACCGACAGTTGTTTGGTCGTGCTGGTCGTGGCTTGAACAATCGGCAGCACATCAGCGCCAGCTTGCGAAGCGGCAACGGGTAGAGCAGAAATTGCGATATTTGCCATGTTAGTAATTCCCACTGTAGATATTAAACCGCTGGCGGGTTGCCACGATGCTGTAAGGCAAGCTCATTACGTCGTCGGGGTTGTTGATGCGTTTAATGTTGCGCTTGCTCGACATGGCAATCCGTTGCACCTGGGGCGGCGGCTCCACGCCAAACTCGGCAGCAATCTCAGCCGCTAAGTTGAAGCGGAACGCTCGAAGATAGCCTGGAGGCACCACCAAGGTAGTCGCCAGTGTTGCGGGTTCGGTTAGTTCGGTAACGCTAATGATGTGCCATGACAACGCCTTGGTTGGCACCGGGTAGATTGTCATTTCTATGTTTGGCATCGTCATATTTACAAACAAGACCTGCGGATAGGTGCTGGTCACTGTCTTTACTGCAATGCCGTTGTACTGCGCTTGATTTATTAGCTTGATGCCAAAACTGATATTGTTTGATGGGTCGCGGAAATACGTTGAATCGTCAACCAGTACCGGACGGTTGCCCACAAAATCACCCGTAGGCCCGAGAGTGCGTGTTGCGGTATTGGCCGGCCAAGTAAATAGTTGGTCTTGCGTCGAGAACACAGACAGGCGTTCCGATGACCAGCTATCCAACATCTGGTTCATCGCGGTCAGCGCGTCTGCTGAAGTCGCCGCAGAAGGCGTTTCACCTTCGGCCAATTGACCGATCAGGCGCAACGCTCCGTTGATCTGGTCCCCCGCCGTGGTGGTCATTCTACAAGCTCCTTACGCGGTCGCCCTCGCGGTTTTGCCAGTTCGTTGACCTCCGATTCGGGGCCGCCCAACTCAAAGCGTTCCCAACCGTTTTTTTCGTCGTACACCGCTTCAGCCTCTGCAATAGCGACCTTTTTGCCGTGGACGGGGTGGCGCATGTAGATGACCATATCGAATCCTTAAAAACCACCTCGCGGCTGTTACACCGCGAGGTGTTGTTACTAAGCTACGCGATAAACGGTGTACGCAGCGGTGCCGGTTTTGCGGAACAGGAACTGAGCCGCACCACCAACGCCAGCCGCACTGCCGGTGATAGCCACAACCAGATTGCCAACCGCAGTAATGCCGGTGCCAACCACCATCGTAACCACGCCGGTGCTAGTGCCAATGTTGACAACCGTCAGCCGAAACGTGCTGTTGGTTTTCATGTTGGTCATTACTGCGTCGATTGCGGTTGCCGTAGGCATGGTAAGACTTGAAGCTGTAGTCGTTGGATCT